CAGCCCACGCCACAAGCTTCTTCCTCCTGCGACACTAAACGGCTAACCCTTGGGGAAAGTCTGCCCATCCTCAGGACGGTTGCAAGTCGGTTTCGGCGGTTTCCCGACCAGCGATGCCCCAGCGGACAGCGGCCAGGAGGGCGAGGATTTCGCAGTCGAGGGCATGATTGTCCTTCTTGCCCTGAGGGAGTATCCACATGGGCTTGCCTGTCCGCTTGTCCTTGATGCGGACTTCGGCACTGAGTTGTTCGACATACTCAGGGGTGGCGTCTAGGGCGTAACTCCACACGCGACGAGCCCGCAGGCCGTGCAGGAGGTCCTTGCCAGAGGTCGCCGAGTGAACGATGAGGGTCGCACGCTTTCCATTTAATCCAGGAACAACTATGTATTGTTTCTCGGAGTAGAATCGGCGGGTCGTGTTGCCGGTCTTGTCCGTTACTGCAAAGTCCTCGTTGCCTGAGCCCTTAGCGGTCTTCCAGTTGCGCTTGGCCGTCTCGCGGTACGTTTCAACCGTGTTGTCTCCTGAGTCCACAAGTACGAGGGCATCATGTACCCCGTTTGCCTTGATGAACTCTTGAACGTCATTCCATGTCTCTTTTCTGGCGAAAGCCATAAGACGGCTGTGGCCTGTCTTTGCCCATCGGCGAATGGTGACCCAGAAGTGCTGTCCACCTTTTTGCTGAACGTCCACGCCTGCCGTGCGGAAAGGGATGCTTCCCGGGACTGCGTCCTTCTGGTCGACGACGCGTGCCTTCGGGGTGATCGCGGCCTCTGCGTCCCACGCGTCCGCCATCTTGTAGTTGGCGGCCTCGGCCAAGGCGACCATCTCGCCGCCTTCTTCAGACCAAGGCATGGCCAGCCGTTTCTGTTTGAAGATGCGTCGTGGCTCCTCGTCGCCGTATTGGTCCGCTGCCTCCTTGGCCTTGAGCATCAGCACCCCCAGTTCGCCCCAACTCATCGAGGCGAGCGAGTTCCAATGCAGGCCGATGTGCCCGGAGTTCGCGGCCACGGATGTAGCAACAAAGGTTCCTCTGGCGTTCGCATCCAGACGGCTGGCGTTCGTGTCGGGCAGATGCGTCCGACAGGCCGCGCACTCGTAGGTCGTGCCGACGCTCACCTTGTGCAAGTCCCATGTGCCGGTCGACTTCGCGTCCTCGGGGAACCTGATCTGCTCCCAGACCCACGGCTGGAGATGGTCGCACTTCGGGCACCTCATGTTCCAATCACGCTGGTCGGTCGTCTCGTGGAGCTGATGCCACTCTGAACCGGCCCTCCCGCCTTGACTCATGAAAATCCTTTTGCCCATCCAGCCGAACGCCGTCACGCGCGCGCTCAGTTCGGCCAAGTGTCCAGGCGGGGCCATCCAGCACTCGTCGGCGATGGTGTAACGCAGGGACAGGCGCTGAAGGTTGGCCTCATTCCAGATGCCGCGACAGTAGAGCGTCATGCGGTCGAAGTCGGCTGTCGTTGACCTGTCGAGGTCGTCGCCCGAAAGACGCGCCTTCACCGGCGGGCAGTTGTTCCAGACTGGGCGGAGGTAACGCAGGGCGAAGTCCTTGGCCTCGGGGTCGGTGGCCTGTAGCACCATCGTCGGGCCAGGGGCGTTGGAGATGATGTGACAGGTGAGCAGGCGGGCGAAGAGCGATTTGCCCGACTGGATGCTGGCGAGGATGGTCAGCAGTTTCGTCTCAGGGTCTGCCGCGATGCGTAGGGCTTCGGCGATCCACGGCGTGCGCTCGGAACGGAACGGCCCGGGCATTGGCGAGTCGGGGATGGCGAGCACGTTGGACTCAAGCCACTCGACCACGTCCCCTGAGTCCGACGGCTTCAGCACGTCACGGCCTACGCGGAGGAGGTCGTCTTTAGTCATAGAGCCCCGCCTCCTTGAGCAGACGATACAGTTCGTCGGACAACTCCGACCACTTCCTCGGCTTGCGCTTGAACGGACGCGAAGGCTTCGGCATCGGCTTGCGCCTGGGCTTACGCTTACGCTTGGTCATCGGATGAGAGGTCGGCCTTCACGCGGCGCACCCAAGCCTCCAGCACCTTGACCGCCTTGGCCGGGTTCTCTGGGTTGCACCCTTCGGCCACGTCGAGGGCCAGTTTGTCGAGGCGGTTCACGATGCGGGCCGTCATCTCCCGCATCGCTTCGCCCGCTTCCTTGGATGAGATGTAATCCTTGGTCAGGATGAGCCGACGCTCCTGCTCTTCCTCGAGGGCCACCAGCGTCTTGAGGGAGGCGTTGTACGCCGACTGGTACTTCCCCTGGTTGGGGTCGCCCCCTTCCATCGCCGCCTGCCAGACTCCACGCGCCCGACCGACTAAGGCTCGGTGTTCGGTGATCGTGTCGGCCAGCGTGCCGTCGTCGAGCTGCGCCGGCGCCGCCTTCGGGGCCGCCGCACGTTGCACGTTCGCCCGGGCTTCCCGCCACGCCCGAGCCGCGTCGATAGAGTCCGTCGGCATTCCCTCGCGTCGAAGGACCGAGATGCGTTGCGCCGTCACGCCGAGCGCCAAGCCCAGTTCTGAGTTGGTCAGAGCCATCGGGTTTGCGAAACCGTTTCTTTTTGCTCACGGCCTTTGTAAAAAAGAGCCGTGGTGTCGGGCCACGCGACAGGCAGGGGGGGGTCTAGGAGACTCCTTACCGGGGGTATTTGGGCGTTATTCATGGCTTGCGCTGGGCGGCGGGGCGGGGGGCAGTCATCTTATGCTTGTCGCGCTTGGCATTAACGTGAGGGAAAAGTCCGCACGCGTCGGAGTTCACGGCACGCTGTATCTCTCTCGCCCTGGCACGCGTCCAGAAGTGGCTTCGCTTGTACATCTGGCCGATGGCACGAGACGACAGACAGCCGGGCAGGGACAGCGACCATCGGATGAGCTCGACGTGCCGACGGAACTTGAAGTCATCGGTCGCGGCCAGCGCGTCGATGAAAGCCTTGAGCATCACGCCGACATGATCGCGAGAGATGAACGCGTCGACCTCTTGGCGTCTGCCTAGGTCGGTAGGGTTGCACGCCCAGTCAGGATGATTGGCATCGATGTTGAACACATGACGAGACTGCACCATCTCGCGGTAAGGCAGCACGCCGGACTCACGCATCTTCTCCTGGGCTTTCTTGGGCTGAGAGAAGAACCACGCGTCGAACGACTTGGCATCCCTTTCGGGGGCCGTCAGGTCGTTAAGTCGGGCCTTGGTCACGTGTGTAGATTTGCCAAGGATGTTGCCAAGGTGAACAAGCAAATCAAAAGACCCTGAACTTACCCTTCAGGTCTTTCACCTGATAGTTTGTGTAGGTCTTACCGGCCTTGTCGTAGACCATATCTCGATGGTTCATTACGTGCGCGGCAAATGTGGTATGCTTTATCCAGATACGTTCGTCGGTAAGGACATATCTTTGGCAGTTTTCAATGACCTGTTGCTTGGTCATACGCTCAGGGAAACCCTTCAGAGCTGCTTCGATGATCGTGTTCAGTTTATGTGCTTTCATGGTCAAAAGTTCTGGCAGAGGTTGAGGTACTCCATGCGTTCGTCGTCAAAGCGGACGAGCCCTTGCTTGATGAGCCTAGCCAGGACTGACTGAGGCTTGGAGGGGCTTCGCGGGTCCATGGACTTGGCGATGCCATCGAGGAGCTGCTGCTTGGTGAAGTACGAATCATGACGGCCTAGCCAGTCAGACCACCAAGCCTTGTTGCGCTTGGCCTTGTCTCGCATGGCCTTCGCCCCGGAGCGGGAGCGCTTGACCATCCGTTCGCGGTCAGTCTCCCAGAGTTTCTTCATCCGCAAGCGGAAGGCGATCTGGCGACCGACGTTAGGGTTTGGGTTTCTCATTGGGTTGGGTGGAAATTGTCTCTTGCATCTTGGGTGAGGGCCGGCCTGCCGTAAGGCTAAGGCCTAGGCCTCTCACAGTTCTATGGCTTATCCCGAAGGGATAGCCTAGAACCATGCATTGTAGTAAGATATGTTCGAAGGTTCGTGTTAGGGTTTGTTAGACTTGCAAGCATTGGAATGCGTCCTTGGCGATTTAAGCCCTTTTGTGTCCTTATGGCGGTAAGGCCTAGGACTACCGAGCCAAACGCCTTGGCGACCCCTTAGCGGGGCTGGAATCGCTATGCCTTGGGGTGACCTCGGTGGCACTTTCGGAGGGGGGCTGGCTGTATTCCCAGCGGATGACCCCCTTCTCGGCGGCGTGGCGGATGTAAATCTCGCCCTTGAACTGGTTGGCGTGGTCCTTGAGGCCAGCCCGGCCACGGCGCTTGGTCAGGCCGAACTTGTAGATCGGCTCTTCGCCCTGGCATCGGAAGAGGACGGCGACCTCGCGGAACCAGTTGGTGAACTCGGAGGAGCCGAGGCCCGCATAGGCTAGGTCGGCGACAGTGTGGCCTTCCTTGTCGGAGGCGGCCTTGGGTTTCCCGGTGTGGTGCATGGCCACGAGGACGGCGCCAGTCTCGAGGAGGATGGGGGCGAGGTCATGGCGCAGGAACTTGGACGCCTGCTCCTGATCGGAGACGTCGATGCCCGCGAAGGACAGGAGAGGGTCGACGAAGACGATGTCGGCCCGCTGGTCGAGGACGAGCTGACGCAGGGCGGCGGTGAAGGTCGTGCCGGTGCTCACGGTGTCACGGAAGATGGCGAGGTGGTCGCGTAAGGTAGCCCGCTCGTCGCTGTCGAGATAAGCCCCAGCGATGACGTCTTGCAGGGCTTCGGAGATGTCGCCCGCGTCGTTCTCGGCTTGGAGCACGACGGCCCGCAGGGGTCGGGCAGGCTTGATGCCGAAGAAGTCACGGCCAAGGCACCAGTGGACGGCGGCCTGCATCATCAGGGAGGACTTGCCGGTGCCGGACTGACCGACGATGAGCATCGAGCCGCCCTTACAAAGCCAGCGGTGGGAGCCGAGGATGCAGGTCGGGTCTTCCTTGCGCTCAAAGGACAGCAGTGCGTCGAAGTCCATCCGCTGCGGACCAGTGCGTACCTTCCTCCCCTTGCGGGTTTCGGCGAGGTTGGCATAATGGTCGAGCAGAGTGTCGGGGTCGGTCGCCTGCTTGGCCGCGTCAATGGCCCGACGGAGTATGGCGGCGTCGGCGATCAGGTCGGCGTGTTCGGGTCGGTAGGCCGAGGAGCCTGCGTCGCTGACCAGGAGCGAGACGGTAGACGCGTCGATAGGCGACCCCATGTCGCGGAGTCTTTGGCTGACCGTCAGCTCGTCGGCAGGGACACCATCGGCCCCTAAGGACAGCATGGCGGCGACGATGTCCTGATGTGCGGGCTCGAAGAAGTCGGAGGGCTTGAGGTCGCCCGGTAGTGGGAAGGCTTCGCGTAGGAGGACGCCGAGGAGGTGGCGTTCCGCCGGCACGTTGTTCGGAGGAGTCATGGAAGAAGAGGATTGGGGATGGGGGCGTGGGTGCCCGGGGTCAAGGTGCTTTCCGTTTGGAGGGCGGCGGGCCGTAGTGGTCGACGGCGCGGAGTCGTCCAGTCTCGCCGATGAGGACGCGGTAGCGGGCTTTTACGAGCGCGCCTATGTCGAGGGCCTTCTTGATGTAGATGGAGGCGGTGTGGCCTGCCTTGAGTTTCCATTTCTTGGCCCACTGGTCACGGGTCAGGAAACCCTTCGGGGGCTTCACGGCGCTGCGGTTAATCTCGGCCATGACAGCCAGGAGCACCGGGTCGTTACCGACGCGGGTGTATAGCATCTTCCTCTTTGATTTAGCCATGACGGTCAGGGGGTGAAGGTCTTCAGGTCTTTCGTCCAGATCCATTCGTTGCCCATCTTGTGGACAAGCCATGCCTTATAATTCCCGCCAGCGGTTATAAAGCCCGCGACGAAGCCCGAGCCCCAGCGGGCGGTGGCTAGGCGGTGAGCCGAATAGGTCATGTCTTCCTTGCGGCATAGGCATCCAGCTGAGAAGGCATTCCCGCCTCCGTGCTTCGTCAGGGCGATGCTGGCGAGGTTGTGCGTGTGGCCGTGGATGAGGGCGCCGCCTTGCTGGGCGTAGTGCAGGCCCTGGACGATCGTGGCGTTCGCGCCGTGAGCGTAGCCGTGTACCATCGTGACCGGGCCGAGGCGATAGACTCCCTTGTCGGCGTGGTAAGGCAGGATGACCTTGGCACCGCATTTGCGGGCGTGGGCGTTGATGTGGTCTTTTACCCCTTGGCAGTAGTCGCGTACCAGGGCGGAGCCTGAGCCTTGCGCCGCGTCGAGCCGGTGTTCGTGGTTGCCCCATAGCCAGACGTTAGGCCGCCAGCGGGTGAAGAAGTCCTTGCCCTCCTCGATATCGGCCTGAAGGGACTCGGCGCCTTCCTTATCCGTGCCGACGCCCTTACGCAGGGAGCGGAAGTCGTACTGATCTCCGCCGGCCACGCGGATGTCGGGCTTGAAGTCCTTGGTGAACTCGAAGAGGGCAGCGAGGGCCTGCGGGTCGGCCATGTCGCCGTGATTGTCCGACGCGTAGATGAACTTGGTCAGTTTGCTCATCGGGCGTTGATGTAAGGGATGGGCTTGCCGGAGTCGAAGGCCGCCAGCATCTCGTCACGGCGCTTGCGGGCCGTCTCAAGGTCCGTGGCGATGTTCTCGACGATGTCCGTGCCGCGACGACGCAGGCGGAACCAATAGCAGTCGCCGAGTTTCTGGAGGTGGTGGTTGGGGTTCTCGGCCTTGGTATAGACCACCTTGTCGTTCCGGCCGATGCGGGTATACTTCGGGCAGGCGAGCAGGAAGGCGACGCGGTCAGGGGACAGGCCGACCTTGCGGGCCCATGCCAGCGTCTCGGCGTTCAGAGTCTCCATGAGCGGGCGAGGTTGCGTCCTTCGGTCATGATCTGGTTGCGGGCGTTCGGCTTGAAGATATACTCCTGGTCGAACAGGTGGGACGCACGTATCTCGGCGATGGAGTCCAGTTCCTCGTCGTTGGCAGGGCCGACGCCGGCGGTGGCGACGTAGATGGTGCGGACCTTCCAGCCTTTCTCCCAGAGGATATCCTGGCAGACGCGCAGCTCGTTGACGTAGCGCCAATCGGAACAGACGACCGTCTCGGGGGAGGGCTGGTCGTGGTGCTTCATCACCGGGCACCAGTTGGCGAAGTGGCGGGCGAACACGTCCCGATCTAGGCGGCGGGCGAACTTTCCTGCGTGGACGAGGAAGTCGCGGTTATCGACCTTGAAGTCCTCCTTGAAGAAGTCCCCATCAAGGCCGAGGTAATCCATGTAATGGTTCGCGGCCTCCTTGAGGGCGTCAGCGAAGTTGATGTGCTCGGCGGGGCGATTGGACCACTCGAGGATGCCGGAAGCGAGGGTGTCCTTCCCAGCCCTTGCGTACCCACTTACGAGGACAAGGGTGGGAGGAGCCATCGGCGTGGGAGCGTCGGTCACGAGATTAGAAGGGAGGGTTTTCGGGAGGCGCGTCCTGGACGACAGGCTTCTGGGAGCCCTTGGGGAAGGTCAGCTTGTACTTGAACTGGGGCTTGCCGTTCCACTCGCCGTTCGGGATGGCCTCGACACCGATCAGGCAGGTCTTGCCGCAGGCGGGCTCGACGTACTGCATGAACTCGGCGGGGGTGGCGTCCATACGGATCTCTTCGGTGAAGGTGCCGGAGAACTTGCCGACGAGCATGGCGAGGGGCTTGGCGTACTTGGAGCCGTAGGACTTGCTCAGGCAGTTGCCCTGGTCGTCGAGGAAGAACAGGCGGGCGGAGGAGGTGCCGTCCTCGTTGTGCTTCACCTTCTCGAACTTCGGCTTGATGAGCTTCAGTTTGTAGGTGCCGGACACTTCGATGGACTTGAGGGGCGGACGGTCTTGGTTGGGCGGGTTCATGGATTAGGCGAAGTTGATGTTCGTGGCGGCGGTCGGCTTGGCGGCGATGTCGATGGTGGTGATCTGCTGCGGGTAGGCGGGCCAGTGGCCGGAGGCGGTGCACTCCTTGTAGAGGGCCAGCGCCTTCTCGAAGTCGAACGCGGCGCCGGTCATCAGTTCCGGCCCGAGCTCGTAGACCGCGTGGGCGTAGGGCGGCTCCTTCTCGACGGCGATGAAGCGGAAGCCGAGGACGCGGCACTTGTAGGCCGACTCGACGGCGTGCCGGTAGAAGTAAGCCTGGAGGGCATACTTGTATTTGCGGACGGCCTGCAGGAAGCCGTGAGCGCTGGCGTCTTCGCAGGTCTTGAGGTCGTAGATATAGCCGTCGTCGGAGATGCCGTCGATGGCGCACTTGACCAGCGTGTCACCGATGAAGGCAGTGAACATCACCTCGGTCTTAGATAGGACGATGCCGTTGTCCTTCATGCACCGGGCGGCGGAGTTGGCGACCGCGTCGACGAGGGATCCCTCTTCGGCGGTCAGGATGGCCTTGCCTTCGTTGGATGAAACAAACTCGGCCCACTCGGCCTTGCCTTCCTTCGTGCGCTTATCGACTTCGGGGGCGATGGCGTGCGTGGCGTTGTAGGCGTCGAGGCCCTCAAGGGCGAGCTTGTGGACGGCGGTGCCGACGCGGAGGGCCTTGGAGTCTTCGCGGGTTCGGGCGAGGTACGCCTGGTAATGGGCGGGGGACTTGAGCAGTTCCTTGGCGCCGGATTGGTTCAGCGCTTGGATGCCGTCATAGATGACGCGTTCGGTGATGAGGTCGGGCATGGTGTTTGGTGTTCTGGGTGTTGGTGGAAATCACAGGCTGTCGTCCTCGGGGGAAGACTCCTCGACGCTGGCCGAGATGCGGCGCACGTCCTCAAGGGCCGACTCGCCGGCATTCTCCATGGCCTCAAGGGTGTTCCGCAGGACGCGCAGCTGGACGACCAGGACATGGACCCGGTCATGGAGGGGCTTCACTTGGGCCGCCTCGTCAGCCGTCTCGACGTGATCGGTGAAGACGCTGAGTTCGGTCAGGGCGGCGGAGGCGAGGTCAGAGAGCGTCGTGAGGTCTTCGACGTGCATCTCGACGCGGGAGGCGAGGGACTTGACCACGGCGAGGTCGCTGGTGACCTTCTCGACGAGGCGCTGGATGTTGTCGCGGTTGGTCATTGGCGGGTCGGTGTGAAGGTAAGTTCCTTTATCTCGCCGTTAGGAGCAAGGGTGAAATAACGGACCTGCGAACGGACGAGCGAAGGGTAGGTCTTGCGCTTCCACGCGTTGAGGTCGGTCAGGAAGTCGGCGTGCTTGCGGGCCGTCATCTCGACGTAGGGGAAGCCGTCCAGGAAGAGGAGCAGGGCGTACTGCTTCGGGACGGTGGCGGCGATGCGCTCGATGCCCTTGGGGAGGGTGCTCATTTGCCGAACCGGGCTTCTTTCCATTTGGCGATGGTCGCGATCATGATGGCCTTGGAAATCTGGCATGTGATCATGCCGGAGCCGAGGATGTCCTCCATGACGCGGGAGAGTTCGTTTCCTGCGTAGCGCAGTTCGCCGATGGTCTGGGTTTGGTTCTCGCAGCGCTGCTCGGCACGGCGGCAGGCATCAGCCCAAAACTCTTCGTTGTTAGGCATGGTTGCGTGCCTCCTTCCACTCGCGCATAGCGTCCATCAGTTCCTCCGGGGTCACGGACTGGGCGTGACGGAAGCAATAAGCGAGGGCGTCGCCGGCCTCGCGGAGCGTCTCCAGTCGTTCCTCGAGCTGCCGGATGCGGGCATCCTTGGCCGACAGCATATTGCCCTGGTGCATGGCACGCATGGCGCCGGCCACAGGGTCGAAGGGGTCGAAGTCGTCGGAGGGCTTGCTCATTTGGTCAGGGGGCGGGGGGGGAGGTTAAAGCTAGTGGCGGTGGCGGCGACTTGAGACTTAAACGAGGCCGTGGCGCCGTCATCGTCGAGGTCGACCGAGATACCGCAGGCGGTCTGGATGGACTGGCGGCGGATGTAGGTGATGGCTCCGCCGATCTGCTGGGCGGTCAGTCCCTCGGCCTTGACGAGCAGGGTGCCGAAGTCGAAGCGTTCGCCGGAGGCATGGAGGAAGGCCGTGGATACGCCGACCTTGCCGTCCTGGCTGACGAGCGTCTGGATGAGGGCGAGGTCGTGGTCGAGGAGGACGGGCTTGATGGCGTCGAGCAGCGCGTCGAGGCTGACATACTTGGCCTTGAAGGCCGGGTTGATTTTGTTGGCCTTCACGTTGTCCAGGGCGGCGAGCGCTTGGACGAGGGCGGAGGTTGCGGAGGTGGGGGGCGTGGGTTTGGTACTCATGGGAGATTATTTGGTCGGTTCGGCCTTCGTGACTTCACCGGCCTTGATGGTGGCCTCGATATCGTCGAGGGACATCCGCGTGTAGCCGGGGACGAAGAGGTTGTAGTAGGTCACGCCGTTGCGGACGGTGGGGGTCAGCAGGCGGGCGACCTTCTGATCGGGCAGGATGATATAGGACGAGTCCGCGATGATGCGGTATTCGGGAGAGGGCTTGGAGTCTTTCTTCATTAGGTTGGGAGATTAGTTGATGACGCCGCGGGTGGCGGAGTCGAAGATGAGGAGGGCGTCGGCGTTCCAGAGGGTGACGTCCTGAGTAGGGAACAGTTCGGCGGCTCGGGCCTTCAGCTTGTTCTTCCACTGGGTCGTGGTCAGGTCGCCCTTCGTTCCGCAGGTGTGCGTCTTCTGCCAGATGGCCGGGCGGATGCGGTGTATCTTCCAGCCCATGGCGACGGCGGCGCCGTAGAGGACGCCGGTGTTCCACATCAGTTTGCCGATGGCCGAGCCGGGGATGTTCTTGCCGGCGAACAGCGGGGGCTCTTCGAGGTAGAGGCTGACGTCCTTGGCCTTGCAGCTGAGATCAGCAAGGAGTTGGCAGACCTCCACGTCGGAGGCGGGCATCTTAGCGCACTCCACCGGGTCGCCGTCTGCCGACCAGACGATGCCGCCGTTCACGCCAGGGTCGATTGCCACGATGAGATGAGCCACGGCAAGACCCTTTATCGGGGCTTGGCCGAGGACAAGCGGAAAAGGTTGGCGACGCGTTCGGCGTATTCGTTCGGCCGGAACTTGCGGGCCACGGCCCCTGACCAGCCGACGTTCCAGACAAGGGCCAGCTCCTCGGGGGTCGGGGAAGCGATGCCGATGCGCTTGAAGTTCGCCCTGATCCACCGGAGATGGCTGGCGGCAATCATGTCCTGGGCGGTTGCGTCCCGCCACTTGGACCAAGGGAAGCGGTAGTGTCCTTCGGCCTTGAGGCGTTCCTCGGCGTCCTTCCAAGCATCGTGCCCGACCTGATACATACCGCGTTCACCGGCCTTGCCGATGGCCTTGCGGTTCATGCCCGACTCAACATGGGCGATAGACTCCAGCAGGAGGGCGTCGGTCTTGGCCTGAGCAGTCAGCCCGAGGAGCAGCAGGGCGACCACGGAGAAGCGGGAGTTAACGGTCATACGCGTCTCGGGACTTGTGATCCGGCGACCTCGAAGCCGTCGACTTCGTAAGAATAGGTGATGCCGACCCAGCCGCCTGCGGCGGCGTAAGCCTGGAGCGAAATCTTGCTGGCGCCGTCTTCGGAGAGGGCTTCGTGGTAATGGTTGAGCAGCTTCTTCATGCGGTGGGAGGCGATGGCCGTCTTGTTGGAGCAGATGTCGCCGGTCAGGATGCGCTCGTTGATTTCGTAGATTTCGGACAGCAGGGCGACCATGCCGTCTAGGTGGCGGAAGGAACTCATCGGCTGCGCTCCTCCATCTCGCGGATGACGCGTTCGTTGTGCATGGCGACGGCGTAGGCCCGGTCGTGCTTGGCGATCCAGTGCTCGCGGGACTGCTTCAGGGCGGTGGCCTCGGCATCGAGCTTGTCGGTGAGAGCCCGCAGGGCGTTGCAGTTGCGGTGCAGTTGGCGGGCGATGCTCCAGGGGAAGAGCCACCAGAGGCGGGGGAGGGAGTCGGGTCGGATGATGGTCATGGGTCGGTAGGGGCGGTGGGATGGGTCAGGCATGGGAAGCGGCGAGGCGGGCTTTGCGGCGTTGGTATTCGGCTCGCTTGTAAGCCCTGACCTTGTCGAGGTTGCGAAGCCTCCACGCCTTGACGTACGCCCGGTGCTTGACTGCGTTAAAGCCCTTGTTCTTGGGTTTCCTTTGACGGCCAAGCCAAGTGGTCTGAGTCAGTTTAATCCAAGTTGCGAAGGTCTGTCCGGTCACGCCAACGACCTTGGCGGCGGCTTCCTTGCTGATGCGGGACGCGTTGAGCGCGGCGATCTGCGGCAGGAGAGCCTCCAGACGGCGGGCGTTGAACAGGGCGATCGGCTTCAGCAGCGGGATGTCGCGACCGAGGAAGGTCACCGATGAGACGAACTTGAAGTTGGCGTTAGGCATGGCGCTTACTTCTGGCGGCGGTACGGACCGCGGCGGTTGAGGTTGACCCACTGGGTGTTCGTCAGGTCGAGCCAAGTCCGCAGGGTGCAGACGGTCGTGTCCAGGGCGGCGGCGGCATCGGCCTGAGACTTGCCGGCGGCGTTGAGCGCGGCGATCTGCGGGAGGATGGCCTGCAGGCGTCGGGCGGCGAACTCGGCCATCGGGCGTTTGAGGGTGATGACGCGACCGGCGAAGGTCAGCGTCTCGGTGTAGGGGTGTTGGGCGTTGGGCATGGTGGTGGAGATTAGCGGTTGGCGAGTTCTTCGGACTCGTAGGCGACGACCTTTCCTTCGGTTTCGGACTTCCATGCGCCACGGAACTCGACGATGTAGTCGTTCTCGTGGAGGAAGGCGGCGATGCGGCCCTTCTTAATCATCGGGGCGAAGTCAGCCGAGGTAGGGGCGTGGTCGAGGCGTCGGACGTTGAGCTCGTTGTTACGCACGTTGATGGCGTAGAGCTCATAGGTCGCCCGGGACTTGGCCTTGGCGCGGTGTTCGATGATCCAGTCCTTGAGGATGTCGAGGCGGGACACGTCGTTGAGTTTGTAGACTTTGGTCATGGTGTTGTGTGGGTGGGAAATTAGCGGACGCGCTTAACCGCGGCGGGCTTCTTGGCGACGTAGCCAGGAAGGGACTTGTCGATGGCCTTGGCGAGGTCAGGGCCGGCGAAGGTGACGACGGCGGTCCAACCGAGGATGGCGAGGACGGAGAGGGCGATGAGGGTCTTCATTGGTGGTGCGTCAATGACCTTGGCGGACTGTTCCGCATTCGTCAAGCACCTTTCCAAGCAAACCCTGTGACCCCACTCAAGGGGTCAGGGCAATTCGTGTCCCTCAGGTCATCGAGGCCCGCCATGATCTGCGTACCCCTACCCGACTGGAGTCCACTATGCCCCTAGGGTCGCCTCCGTCAAGGGGCATTAGACCCCTCTGGCTTGCCCTAGGAGGCGTTTTGACGGCGGGAGCGTAGGAAGACCGCCACCCCTACCCCCAAGCACCCTACCGCCAAGGCCCAGCCTAGGTCACGGACTGACCGCAGGGCGAGGGTCGCCGTGCTCATGTTGCGCTCAAGGTCGGCCGAGTCGGACTTCAGGCCCGCGTCCGTCACGATCATGACCAGGGCGTCGGTCGATTGTAACTGGTCGAGGACATACCCGGCGATGTAGGCCGAGGAGAAAGCCGAGACTCCAGCGAAGGCGGTCAACAGGGTGACGGCCAAGAGCAGGTTACCGCTTCCGCTTTGCTTTGCTGGCTTTGCCTTTCCCATGGGGTTTGAGTTTGGCAGTGACCGCTCCGACTTCCTTTTCTCCGCGGGCCTTGATGTACCGCATCAGGTAGTCGAGGCATTCGGGGGCCGCGTAACCAGCCGCCCCGACGACGGCCATCCGCAGGCCCGGGCTTTGGATGTGGTCTTGGATGCCATACCCGACCAAGGCCGCGGTGATCGCGGCGGCGAGGACACGGCGCACGACCCAGCCGAGGGAGACGGGTTCGGTCGAGAGCAGGAGGCGGGCCGTCATGGCAAGGCCGCCAAGGACCGACGCGACGACGCCGTCCTTCAGTTCCTTCGGTATGGTTTCCGGGTCGATGGGCGGGGAAGGGCTCATGGATTGATGACGGTTCGGCGGTAGCCCATGCGCCACAGGGATTCGGCGATGCGGGTCGCTCCGGCCTCGACCGCGTCTTCGTCGAGAAATGGATAGGTGTCGTGAATCAGCTCGTGGACGACCGTGTCGATGAGCTCATGTTCCGGCTGCCGAGGGTCGATGTGGATGTCTCCGTAACCTTTCCAGCAATAGCCGAAGGGCGTCTTGCAGTTCGGATTATGCGAGGGCTTTACCTTGCCCAGTATGCGGAAGGTGAAGTGGGGCTCCGCGTATTTGACCGCAGGCGGGTCAGATTTGGGGCGGGGTTTGCTCATCGTCGTTAGGTTTGTTGACGGCGTCACGCACCTTGTCGGCCAGCCACCATAGGCCGAGGCCGCACGAGATGACGAGGGTTCCGCCGGCGGCGTATTCGAACCAGGGCGAGTCGATGATGAAGGGCACCGATCCGCAGAAGGCTCCGCAGATGAGCAGCGGGATGCCGATGCGGGGGCCCATGAAGGCGGTGGTCAACGCACCGACGACGGCGAGGCCGGCACCGACGAGCGTCCAAGTCTGGGCGGAGGCGTCCTTCTTCACGCGCTCGACCTCCTTGGTCAGTTCGACGATGCGGGCGTCCTTCATCTGCGAGATGCGGAGGGCTTCGGCCTGCTGGGTTTCCAGTTTCTCCCAAGCCTTGGTGACCGACGTGGCAAGTTGCCGACCGAAGGCCATCTGTTTCGCGTAGTCCACCGGGTCGGCCTTGGTGGCCCTAGCCATGGCGAAGGCGACGTCCGCCTCAGGCGGGGCAGGGAGATAGGACTGGGCCAGACGAGACTCGGCGACCACGACCTTGGGCTTGTCGGCGTTGCGCTCGATTGCCACGAGGGCCGAGGCTACGCGGTGATCCGTCTTGTCGAGGTCTTTGCCGAGGGACTGGACGACGTCGGGCTTGGTCGGGGCGGGCGGCTGGACAGGCAGGGGCTCCAGCGTGGCGGGCTTGCGGAACAGACTGCACCCGGTCAGGGCCAGAAGGGCGATGACCAGGAGCGTCCGCACGGCTTACTTGCCCTTGAGGGCGTCGAGGATGGTCTTGCCCTTGGCTTCGAGTTCGGACGCCTTGGAGGCGTGCTTACGGAAGACGAGAGCACCGGCGACGAAG